TAATTCTGTCAGCCTTTTTTCTGTTGCCATGCGTTAAGTCAACTATGTGCGAATATACATTATTTTTACGCATTAAGTCAGACAAATATGGCAAAACTGCGTTTTTTAGCGCACCTTTCTCAATTCCTACACTCAAAGGCTTGTATTCACGCATCTTCAACAGGATCGTTGCCGCAGTCTCACGGATGTCCCAACGCCCATAGACAATCTCTTTGACAAACCATTTGCCATCATCCGTTACCTTGACCACAGCAATAGCCGTCTGGTCTAGCCGTTTCTTAGAATTAGCCGCTTGTTTGGCAACTTCCTCGAATCCTGCCAAGTCACACGCTATGTAGTAACTGCCATATTCAGGCTCTTCCCCGTACTTGATCCACTCTTCCTTGAAAATGTTGCTACCAGCATTGGTAAAACTAGCCATGTATTCTTGCTTAAAAGCAAAGGTAGACAGGGTTTTCTTGGCTGATTCAATCTCAGTTGGGTCGATCAAAGGGTTGTCTTGGGTGGTGAAGTGCCAAGATTTCCAGTCTTTATCCTCTGCGCTTTCGCCCAATCTAAACAGATCGTAGAACCAGTTTCTTCCTTTGGGCGTTCCAATGAACATGGCTCTTCCTTTTTTATCGGACAGAGAGGCTCGGATAACTTGCTCCCACGCTTCGGGCTTGATGTCTGCGACTTCATCGAGGACTGCGTAGGTGAGGGAGACTCCACGGAGGGTATCTGGTCTATCAGCACCTCTGACGTAGATACTTGCTCCGTTGATGGTGGTGATATTTTGGTTGTTGATGTGTGCATTCTGTATTACCTCCCGACCTAAGTCCATTAAGACATCCCAAATAATCTGCCTTGCTTGCCCATTTGTAGGCGCAACATATAGGACAGCAGAACCCGCAGGGCAACGGAGTGCCTCAATAAGTAGGGTGACTGCCGCCATACGGGACTTGCCACAACGCCTACCAGCGGCAATGACTTTGAATCTAGTTTGATCCTTAAAAACAGTCTCTTGCCAAGGTAGTAGGCTAAAGTTCAGGTCACTCATCTTTTGCCTCTATGTCTTCAGCGTCTATGGTGGGAGCATGGGAAATCTCCCCTATGCCCGTAATATTGATGGTGACTGCCGACCTTTGTTTGCCTTCCTTCTCGAACATGGAGACAGGGAGCATCCGATCCATACAGAGTTTGATGGCGGCTAGTTGGGCAGGGTGTTCATCATTCATGGCTATCTCTACCGCCTTGTGGACAACTCTAGAACCTGCGCTGTTTATCAGCAGATTCTTTAGTTCTTTGAGTTGAGCAGTCTCAGTCTTTGGGAGGGTGATGAGTTCTGGCTTATCAGCATAACTGGTAAGGGAGAACTTCTTATTTGAAGAGCCTTTTGGTCTACCACGGGGTTTTTTAGTTTCAATCATTACTTTTGCCCACAATAGGGAAGTTGCCTTCGTTCATTATCGTATAGATTTATTTGTTGAACAATAGGGTAATCCCTGATATAGTTAACACAACGGGGGCATGACCCACCCCTCTATGCGGTTGAGCCGACCAAGTAGGATAAACGTAGTGAACTGGGCGAGTTTCTAGTAACCCTCTGCTAATGTTGTGATAACACCGCAGACAAGGCGAACGGGGCAACGTTGCTTGGGCTTCCATTGTCTGACAAACATGGAGGTAACTTAGATAAACGAGAGGCTCTCTCTTTAAGAGATTTACCTGTATATACGGGTTACAGGCTATCGTCCATACATACCCAGTCTGATTACCTACTTTGCTATACACATCCTCTACGACTTGTATAGTTTTCTGATTTTCCTTTACTTGTGGATTGGGTGTACCCACAAATATTCCACACACAGCCTACCCCCTCCCCCCCCATACAAAAGTAAGCACTAACTAACATCGAAGTAAGCACACACTAACTTAGCAATGTTAGTAGACGCTAACATGGTAGAGAGTGAGCACTAACTAGCATAAGAGTTACTGACTGACTGGTCAGTAAGCGTGTATATAACCGATGCACCCAAAGCAAGGGACTTGATATAACCTTCAGCAATATAGAATTAGTTATAAAACATAACCATTTGGTGTTAGTTATTTCATATAGTGATAATATAGGTAAGGGTTAACCCGTGTAAGGGTTTTCTCTATGCCTTATAAATCAATGACTTAGAACGCTTGGCACGATTCTATTATGCTTATATAGTGAGAGGGTAGAAAAATCTCTCTCTAATCTTTCAATCAATCATTCGAGAGGCGTAAACATGAAATTTGATTATTCAGACTATCTAAGCAACCCAAAGAAATATCAGTTGTTTAAAACGGCCACTGTAAGCAATTTAATAGTTAGCCAAGAGGGTAGTGTTCCAAAGGGCACGATTGTGGGTTTAAAGCACCTTGGAGAGCGTTTTAACCCTTTGTATCGTCGCACTGAACCTTTGTATGCGCTTAGCACTGGTGACGTATGCTATGCCAATAACTTACATTCTTTTGTGCTCTAATCTTAAACCCTAGCCCTTCGGGGCTTACATTTCATTTATCAAAAGGAGTAAACACACAATGAAATCATATCCAAACATTGAGAAATCAGCCTTTCGCAAAGGCGAATATGTAGGTTATTCGGAGGGTAAGGTTTACCATATCTCCAAGACTAATAGTAGTTTTGGCACATGGTTTGCCCATAATCGGGATAACTACAACGAGCAGATTTTTGCCTTTGGCCTTGCACAAATGTCCGAAAGACTAGCAAAGGTGACACTATGAGACAAACCCTTCTAGACCTATTCGCCGCCGCTTTGCTTGGCCTTTGCTTTTCAGCCTTAGCCCTTGCATACTTTGATTGTCTTTTCATTTAATAGGAGTTAATAACATGGATAAATTCAGAACTAAAGCAGGCCGTCTTACGCCTTACGCATTGGCTTGCGGTTATATCGAGCGCAAAGAAACCCAAAATAGACGGCTTGAGTTATGGCATGAGGGGGCTTGCTTTCACGTCAAAGCCCATGATTTTGCCGAACATTGCCAAATCTTTTGGGAGTCTTTCGATACATTGAGTGAAGCCCGTAAGTTCTTCGACAAACAATCTAGAGCCGTGTTCGCATAATTTCAGACTGTAAGCCCTTAACTTAGGGGCTTATGGCCTGCAATTCGCAGGTTTTTCTATCAATGGGAGTTAATACATGGAAAACGAATTTAAAACATGGTTAAAAGAGAACTATTCTCAAAATGAGTTAGCAGATATTGCTAATCATGGGTGTTCTGGTGGCGTAGGTGGCATGATTTATTACAATGAAACGGAGGCCATTTATCGCAAATTTGCCCATGAACTGCACGACATACTAGCCGAGTATAAGGAGCAAGTAGGAAATTTTCCCGATTATGTGACGGATGAACTAGGCCATTTCCCTAGTTTTGCAAATGCGGTTGTGTGGCTTTGCTCTGAAATGGTGGCGCAAGAGTTGACGTGCGGTGTTTATGAAGATGAAACCGCATGATCTATGCAACCCTTGCTCTAATCCTTCAGATTATCCTTAAACGCAAATAATTCCTTAACCCACAATTTAAGCCCGCCATGTGCGGGTTTTCTTTTGCCCGTTTTTAAGCCCTTCTAAGCCATTCCATGTAGGGTATTTAGGGCTAACCTATTTTGAGGGCTTCTAGCATTGTTTTAATGCGTTTTTGCCCTACTCGTTTGGGTATTCGTCAGTAGTTGAAACAGTCACAAGCCCGATATGGCGCAAATCCATCTCAGTAGTAAGCCCTAAATTCCAGAAATGTGCGCCCCACATGACGCAGATTCTCGCGCCCTCTGAGTAATTGCCATTGCCTATTGTTTTCAGAATGTGCCGTTCTGATTCTGTAAATTTAATGAGGTTATGTTTTATCTCTGGCTTTGACATCTCTTAAACCCATTACTTGTTGTCTCCAATAATCCCCAATTAAAAGGGCTTCCGCTAGGTTGTTATCCTTTTTTCGCTTTAACGGGGCTTCAGGCCAAAACATACGGGCTATGTCGAGCGAATCATCTTTATCGTGAATGTGATAAAACTTTTTCCACACTTGCGGTCTTACCATATGGCAAGGATAGTTCGTTAATTCACAAATGGCGGTTATTGCACCTACTGCCCTTGCAAATGTCCACATGGCACTAGATGACTGATTTGGCCTTGAATAGAGCATTTCTATGGCTATCTCTGCCCCTTCCTTTGGGTCTATAGCCCTCAATAATGCATTTTTAAGCACCATTGCACGAATGTGCTTGTCTTGGTGTTCAATCATGAAACACTCAATGTAATTTCCCTCGCTGTCCAATACACCTACCGCACCCGTTGCACTCGCAGGGTCTACCCCGCAGAACACGCTCATTTCCAGAACCTTTTAAGCAAGTCTGTCGCAAAGTGCTTTTGATACTCTGTCTGCTTTGGCTCTGTCAATTTACGGGGCTTCTGAGGTAATACGCCCTTAAAAACCTCTTCTTTTGTCCTGAACAACTTAAAACAAATATTGCACATTCGCCTACGATAGGTGAATTCCTCATGTTGGATTGTCTCAGTTATCCTGTTTTTGTCAGACTGACATTTAGGGCATTTCATTCTTAAATTCCTTTATTCTTTGGGCTATTGAGGTAGGTAGAGTAGGAAAATCCTTCTTCAATTCCCTTGCTCTCAGTCTCGATTGCTCTATCGTTGCTGGGTTCATCGCCATCAGAGCGTAATGGTTTATCAGGTATTCGAGGAATGTCTCCTGTCCGTTGTAAGGCCTGAGTTGTGATAGCCAAGGGCATTGGGTAGCCTTCTCTGACTCTGTTGAGGATTCTGTTTGCTTCATTTTTTGTCATTTAATCCCCACAAAAGCAAGATATGCCTTCTTCGTTTTGATCAAACATATCGTCTTGTTCAAACGAGTATTTATACATTTGGGCATAACTTGGGCGGTCTATGGCAAAGTATTTCCCATCTCCAGAACATCTTTTAGCCGCCTCTTCCTCCTGCTTTATCCACCACAACGCCCTTTCGGGCTTTTCTTTTATCAGGCTCAAGACCTGAGATTTGGGTTTTAACATACATAAATCACAGTTTCCATGCATTGTTTTGCCATTTATGTTGGGCAGTCCCAAGTCAAAAGTTTGATTAGCCCAAAAATTACCCACTTCTTTTGACGAAACTCCAACTGGGACTAGAGGCATGTAGACTGTCTCGTATTTTTTCTCAGGGTGAGGATTAGCCCTAAATTTAGCCACACGCCTTGGTTCATCAGCCCTAATGCCAATAAATGAGTCCCACTCTGTCCAACCCAATGACTTTAAATGTCGGTGCATTGTTCTAGTTTTCATTTGGCTAGAACAATATCTAGCCCTTCCATTGGGGAGTGCAGGCTGATACCAGTTAATTACCGCATCAAATGGCTCTCCATTTCTGCTTGCAGTCTCATAATTAACTATTTTTGCAATTTTTTCCTCATTTTCAACGGCAAACTCTAGCCATGTAATCTCAACGCCCCATTCGTTAGAGCATTGGTTTACAAAGTCTAAAGTGGCGTTTTCCTCTTTACCTGTATTACAAAATATCACTTTTGCTTCACTTGGGAGGCTCATATCGTGAGCCTGTAATACCCGCCACAGCATATATGCGGAGGTTCTTCCGCCTGAGAAACTGATGCAAGTAGGCTCTTTTATTAAAAACGAGTTCATCTTAGTGCCTCTCTAGCGAATTCCAAGGCAATCTTGGCAACGGGTAATCCCATTTCATGTTTATCAATGATCCGCTTTGCCCAACCTTTTGGATCGCCAAAATACTTTTGTCCAAAATCCGTATATTGGGCATACACAAATGGCTTATCGTCTTTCCATTGGTGGTATGAGCACAATGGCCTACCAAGGTCAATAGACCATCTTTGACCGCACCCAGGCTCTGTGCATAACAACTTTCTGTCGTCATCAATGGGTTCTTCTTTTTTAGTCCTAAATCCATTAAACGCCATGATATTTCCCTTCGATAATCTTTGCAAAATTGCTTGGTTTAAGTATCCACTCAAGGTCAGCCGTGAAAGCCCGACCTGACTTGTCGTTGACTCTGCCTGTCAGGAACTTGGATTGACCTATGTGGGTGAAGAAGTCAGACCACCACAAAAGCACATCTTCTGTTTGAATTGGTTTCTCAAGGGCTAACTCTTGGGATACATCTCGCCATCTTTGTCTGAGATAACCTTTCCTAGCATCATTCCAAACCTCTACCTTTCTTAGGGTAGGCAGTTTTTGGTGGTAAAGGTCAATCACCTCTTGATGACAACATTTTGGTAAACCTGTTTTTTCCTCTGGTTCACCGCTAGGTGGACATATATCTGTATTTATATTGGGAGTGGGTAGTGGGTATTGGGTAGTGGTTGCATCATGTGTTGTGGATGTATACATGACGGGTACATGATGTGCTGTCAAATTAGATATGTATTGTAGGTGTTCTCCATTAACATAAGCATCTATAAATAATGCTTTATTAGCATATTCTTTTAATGATGGATTTTCTCTAATAAACGCACCAAATGCAGATGTTGCTTTGTGCGTCTTGTATTCTTTAATTTCTTTGTCAGCCCTTGGACTAACAAACCCTTCGTCTGTTGACAAAAAGAACTCGTTGAGAACTGTCAGGACATCTTGCTCATAGTCCCTCATGCCAATTTGCCGAGCAATATCTCGTTGCTTTATTGGCTTTTCATGGAGATAGTAAAAGTCCAGCAAACGCCTGTAAGCCAAATCTTCCATAGGACTTAAATGGCTTGTATGCGACTTATAGTCGCCAATATGAAATTGGAAATAGTGCATTGTTTTCAGACCCAAAATAGACCCTTAGGAGAAACCTCGGCAGGAGGGGTCTGTTCTCTTTTCAATACGCTCATGACTTCGTATCTAGCCGTGTTTCAAACTATTATAGGGAAACTCTTGGATAAACCAAATTGTCCCCAAACTTTGATGGGTATTTCAGGAAATCAAATGCGCCCTCTCTGATGCCACTTTGTTTCAAGTCAGCCCCGTCATAGAGTTCTGTGGTTGTGCCTGCGCTTATCTTGGTGGCAACTGGTCTGGGCATCTTCTTCTCTTCTACCTTGGCAACCCCAAATCCTGTGATGTGGTAATAGTCTCCAATCAATACCGCATAGCCCCAATTCTCTATGTCGCTTAGATACTTCTCATAGTGATGACCTTGGTTGCCTACGCCTTGAGAGGCATGGGTAAAGTCCTTGAGTGAACAAGATGAATATGCTAACCTTTTGAGTATGGTCATGTGACCAAGTTTGAGTTCCATGTAAGTCTCCTTTTGACAGGCAATACTACCTTTAAAAATAGTTTGTCAATATAGGGTTTGTCCTAGTTCACAAGCCTTTTTTAATCATTGACAATCCTCTCACCAACTTAAAAAGGAGTGAATGATGTCGGTAAAACCTAAAGACTTTAAACATGAGATTTGCGTCTACCTTGAGGGCATTGGCGAGTGCTTAGTATGCTTTGACATACTGACCCCAGGCGATGAGTTAGACCCTGACCACAGCGATTCTTACGAAATTGATTTTTCGGTGTTTGACGAGAACGATAAACATATCACCTACGATATAAGTCGCAAGCAATATAACCACTGCGAGAATAAAGCAATGGATGAGATGTTAGAAATTACAACACAATGGCATAAGGAATGGGAATCTGTATGACATACCAAGAATTGTTTGACCATAAATACATGGGTTTTTACAAACCAACACTTTGGTGGCGCATCAAAATGTTTTTTGTTGGCAAAAAGATTGTAGAAGTATCAGGAGGAATTGTGACTGAATGGTATGCCTACGATGGGAAAATTTATTTAACAGAATATAAATCATTGGGGCAAGAATGACTAAAGCAGAGATGATTCAACACCTACGCATGGTGGCAGTTAGCGAAAATACCATCACAGGTATGAGCAACGCATTTGACCTTGGTGCTGAACACGAGCGTGATGTTGTAAGTTCCATCATCTTCAATATGGTGAAAGATCAACATCTTGCACAAAACATTGTTGATACGATACGGGTGAGAGAATGAATGACAAACTTGACCAAGCCTTCGATGAACTGGAGTTCAACGTCAATGTGACTGAAGAGATGCGTAAAGCAAAGTATCTTGCAGAGCAGAGAGAGGTTGCTACGGGCGTTACAGATGGCACAGCACAAAGAAACTTGGTCAGGGATTTGACAGAGAATCTACGCACATTACCAACTAGTAATGATCCATTATTACTTCGTAATGATGTGTTGGAGGAGGTGGCAGTCGAGTTGGCTAAGTTGCCTTTTGGTGATACAGCCGCTAGTTATGCCGCATTTGTGAGAGCGATGAAGCGTTAACATTTTTTAAGATAGGAGTTAATGTGAATAGAAAACCAATTGGTGTTGAAGCACCATACCGCAAGCCTGACTTTACTTTCCAAGATATGCTCTTGGATCGCATCAAAGTATTAGAAGCCTTGGTTGCCAAACTTGAGCAACGAATTAGAGTGCTGGAGGGCAAATGACACAAGATGAAATGATTGAACTGGCTAAACAGGCTGGCTGGCAATACGCACATGGCGAAAGCGGATTTGAACCTTTATGGGCATTTGCCAAACTGGTAGCAGAAAAAGAGCGTGAGGCGTGTGCAAAGTTAATTGAATCACATGGATCAACATTGGCCAATGGTTTTATGCTTACAGAAGCAATCAGAGCAAGGGGACAAGCATGAAAATTGAAGAACAAACAACACCAGTAAGCACTTATGAAATACATACACCCAAACTGTATGTTGCGGTCTTCTATTACAAAAACAGTCAAACGCCTTTTGGAATTACGTCTGACAGTAAAGAAGCCTTGTTGCAAAGTTTAAAAAACTGGACAGCAATGGATGAAAACAAGCCTATCAAAATATTTACTTTGATTTGTTAAGGGGACAAGCATGAAAATCAAAGACGAACTACAAGCCATCTATGAAGATCAAGCAGAGGTCTACTATTGTTGCTACTGCTTAGAGCCACAGGGTGAGAAGATTACTTGTTGCTATGAAAACCACTTTGTAGAGTTCAAATACTTGTTTCCCAATGATCAAAAACAAATAGCACAGGAGATTCTCAATGGATGATTTCAACCCAACTACCCGTATGTTTTCTCGCACATTAGAGGAAGCCTACCCCAAGGAATATGTTAACGAGGGCATATTTGAAGGGCCTTATTACAGCGCACCGCACATCAATGATGTTTGGGTTTTATTTGGACTAATAACTGTTATCAGCATGGTTTCAGTTGCACTTTGGAGATACTTTTGAACGACTACTCAACCATCCTAATGAGGATAGAACAATCGGTGAAAACCCTAGATAAAAAATGCTTGAACAAGAAGTATGATGGGTTCATCCAAGACATAAGCAGAATTCAGAGTGATCTAACCATGCTCAGCCATTGGATAGGTGAACAGCAGTTAAAAGAAAGTCAACGTAACAACAGGAGTTAATGATGAATAGTGAACAAGTGTTAGCAATGCTCAAGACCAACGTCAACGAGCACACAGAAAAGAAAAACAACCTTACATACTTATCTTGGGCATGGGCTTGGGCAGAGGCTTTAAAAGCCGATCCTGAAGCCACATACAAAGTCGAGATGTTTGAGGATGAAGGTGGATACAAAACTTGTGTCATGGACATCAACGGCACAGCAATGGTGTTCGTTACTGTCACATTGTTTGGCAAACCAATGACATGCCAACTTCCCGTGATGGACTATCGCAATAAAGCAATCCCTAATCCAGACGCATTTGCAGTCAATACAGCCATCATGCGTTGTATGACCAAGGCACTCAGTCTGCATGGTTTGGGCTTGTATATCTATGCAGGTGAAGATTTACCTGAAGGTGAGAGCGATGAAGGAACTCCTGATGAGGGACGGATGCTTGACTACATTGCGGCCATTGAAGCAACTACAACCCTTGATGAACTAAAGAACATCTACATCGAGGCATTTGCGGCTACTGATGGTAACAAGGCATGGCAGACCAAGATGATTGCCGCCAAGGATGCTAAGAAGAAGGAGTTGAAATGAGTGATATTCCAGCATTTCCAGTATTCCCCGAAACAGGGTCTGGACACGCATCGGCATTTCAAGGCATGACCTTGCGTGATTACTTTGCGGCCAAGGCTATGCAAGCATTTTTAATGCGTGAATCATCTATTACTTGTCCAGATGAAATTATTGCTCAAGATGCTTATAACACCGCAGACGCAATGTTGAAAGCGAGGGAAGCATGAAACCTCATAAACACGCAGAACTAATCAAGGCTTGGGCTGACGGGGCTGAGATTCAACTTCTTGATGACAATGGAATATGGATGGATTTTCGAGAAGGAGATACGCCTGCTTGGAATCCCGAATATAAATATCGAGTTAAACCACAACCAAAATCTGATGTTAGAAAAAGTTTTTTTGCTCATGGAAATTATCATTTCCAAGGCATGCATATATCTGCAAGAAACGATGAAGTACACAATCTCATACTCACATTTTCTGGAGAAACAGGCGAACTTAAATCAGCGGAGGTTCTATGAGTGACATCGAACAAGGAACTCCTGAGTGGTTTGCACAGCGTTGCGGAAAAGCAACTGCATCCCGCATTTCTGACATCGTTGCTAAAACAAAGTCAGGTTATTCAACGAGTCGTGCTAACTACATGGCTCAGTTGGTAGTCGAGCGCATGACAAACCAAGTTGCAGAGTCATACACAAATGCGGCAATGGAGCATGGGATTACCTACGAGCCTATCGCTAGGGCAAATTATGAGTTGAAGATGAACTTGTTGGTAACAGAAACAGGTGCTATTGACCATCCAACTATCTCTATGTCTGCCGCCTCTCCTGACGGGCTTGTAGGCGATGATGGATGCTTAGAGATCAAGTGTCCAATAACAGCCACCCACATAAGCACCTTGCTAGGCGAGGAAGTGGCAAAGAAATACTATGACCAGATGCAATGGCAAATGGCTTGCACAGGGCGTAGTTGGTGCGATTTCGTGAGTTACGACCCACGGATGCCAGAGGGACTTCAGTTGTTTGTCAAACGGATACCCAGAGATGACAAGTATCTTGCCGAACTCGAAGGAGAGGTTATTCAGTTCCTCAAGGAAGTGGATGACAAAGTTAATAAGTTAAATCAGTTAAGAGGTTAATATGGAAAAACGTGATAACAGCGGTGTTTTGTTCAAATCGGACAAAAAAGACAATGAACGTGCGCCAGAATACAAAGGCAACATCATGGTAGACGGAAACGAATACTGGATAAGTGCTTGGATTAAAGAAGGGAAGAATGGAAAGTTTCTTGGCTTGGCAGTATCTCCACGGGATGCACAACCACCAGCAAGCAAGCCCTTACCAAAGAATTTGGATGACGATCTAATCCCTTTCTAGTCAAAACGGGCGAACGGACGGATGCTGACACAACAGGTTTGGACTCCCAAATGTCAGTGCAGACTTAGTAGCCCACCTTTTAATATGCGTGAAAAATACAATCAAGAATACGTTGATGTGCCTCTGACGGCTACGGAAATTATGATTTGTAACTACATTGGTAAGTTACGAAACCATATTACGAGCCAACACGCACAAGACAGAAAACAGGATCAGTCCTTAGATGGAGTGCAAATATCCATTCATGGAGTGATAACTGAATATGCTGTTTCTAAGTTCCTCAAGTTGCCATTTGATCTAAATTGTGATTTCAGGAAGTTTGGTGCTGACCTAATAACCCGAAAGGGAAAGACGATAGATGTTAAATGCACCAGTAAGATTGGTGGAAACCTTAACGCTGTTGTTTGGTCTGGCACTAAACCAGTTGATGCGTTTGTTTTGACAGAGATACATAACACTTGTGTTCGCATCGTTGGATGGATAAACAGCAAAGATTTCCTAATTAAGGAGAACTTGTTTGATGTTGGCAATGGGGAGTATTATTCTGTTAGACAGTCCGAGTTGATACCTTTTGAAGGGAACTACCATGAGTGAAGTCTTAATTTTCATAGCAGGCATGATTGCACCAGCCTTTGTAAGTGCAGTTTTAACCCTGTTTAAGTGCTTTGAGGACGTAATCAGGAGCAAGGTGAAGTGATAGAGACAATTCTCACTATCTTTGTCTTGCTGTTTCTTGGAGCAGTTGTAGGCGTAGGAATACTATTCGCTATCCTTTGGTTTAGCCAAGAGAAGTGATTAGGCTAGAACCGCTAGAGCGTGTTGAACGTGCTTTATGCGGTCATCTAGCCCGATAGTGCCACCATTTATGATCTTGGTCACTTTAGTGTAGTCAAGGGCATCCGCTGGAGCATTACAGTTGTGGGTAGACCAAAACCATCCACCAGTAAGGGCGGCATATTTAGGAGTAGAAACAAGATCAGGCTCCATAACGAAATCGACACCCAATGCTTTGCCAGCATGAAAATAATTCGAGTGACCAGTAAGTTGAATACAACCACGACCCCTAAACCTATAGC